AAACTGCTCTCTTGCCTCTATGTAGGACATTTCGCCCCTACCTTTACATAGGTATAGTATTTCTCGTGTAAATTTATCTGCGCCTAGTGTTACAACGTCTGCGTTCAGTCTATCACTGGAGCCATAGTATTCTCTCCAGTCACTTTCTTTAGTTCCGCGACGTTTATTTTTCTTGCCTTTGAGTGGTGGCTTAGTAGTTTTAAACTTTGCTAGTTTCTTGCCTATGTATTTTTGACCTGTAGTGGTGTTGGTAATAAGATAAACAAAGCCTTCATACTCGTTTGGTATTTCGTCTATTGTGTTACCTTGATAAGTCCACTGCATGAGTATACTTATCGTTGCCTATTGCTTTTCAGCCTCTTTCTTGGTTTTATACATCTGATGTATTTCTTCTTGCCTTAATTTTGCTAATTCTCTAATTTTTCTTAACCAGCGTCTGCTTGATGCATGGGTTCGAATTGATAACTTTGCCTCAAATTTCTCGTTTGCCTTAAAATATTCTAAGTATGCTTTAGTTAATTGATCGTGTGTATCGTCTTCCATTAGATTTTTTTACCTACTCTACAATATCAATATCATTTGCGTAACTAGTAAATCCGTTTTCTTTAACAACACGCATAACATGATTAACTCTGCCTATTAACTCATCTTTGTGCGAAATAAGGTAAACATTTTTGTCACCTTCACGACCCATCTTTTTAAGTACAGCAAGAGCTCCTTCAACACCAGCAGTGTCCATACCACTATCAATTAACTCATCAATGAACAACAAGTTAATCTTTTGATATAAACTCTCCCAAACATCACGGAATGCAAAGCTCATACCAAGAATAAGTCTGTTACGTTCGCCTCTTGACAAGTTATCAAAGTCTAAGTCTTGACCAAGTTGTGTAATTTCAACAGTTAGATCGTTTTGAAATACAACTTGATGTGGTAATCCTAATTTATCTAAGAAATAAGTAAGTCTGTTGTTTAAGTATGCTAGGTTCTGATCAATAATCTTCTTACGAATGAAACTATCTTTGTTTGTAAGTAGCTTTAACAAGAAGTCCTGATGATCTTTATAATCTGTAAGGTCATTAACTGGAGACCAATCAATATTTTGCATTGCTGTTGCAGTAAGCTCATCGATCTGTGTTTGGTAAGGATCTATTTCTTGTTCCTTACTAGTTAATGCTTGTTTTAAACTATCTACATTAGTTCTATGATCGTATGCTTCTTTAGCAGTTTCATAAAATGTAGTAGGCTTTCCGTTAATATCACCAATCTTATTAAGACCGTCTAATACATCAGTTAGTTTTGTATTAATTTCTAAATAATATGTGTCTGCATCTTGCAACTCTTTCATCTTCTTGTCAAGAATTTCTTGTTTTTTGTCTGCATGAAGTGATTGACCGCAGGTATAACAAGTAGCTTCTTCAAGGTTTGCAATGTCTTTTTGTACTTTTTCAACACTAGCTTTTGCACGTACTTGTGCAGTTTCTAACGTGCTTTTTTCTTTATTAAGAGCCAAAATAGAATTATTATGTTGTGTCCAATTTGAAAGTTGTTCGTGCAACTCTAATTCTATATTAATATCTACGTGTTCTAATTCAGATAATCCTAGTTGTAGTTTATTAACACTTTGTCCTTTTTTAGATAACCAAGCACGTTGCGTACCTTTTAAATTTTCAATCGTTGCATTAATTTTTTCGTTAGCAGTTTGAATAGCATTAATTTTTAATGTTTCTTCTTGGATAGCATCTTTAGTTTTTCGTGTTTGTTCTTTAAGGGCTTCTGCTTTCTCACTAAGAATAGTAATACCTAGCAACTGTTCAATGATAGCACGTTGATCATTTTGACGCATGCTTAAAAAAGGTTCTGTATATGTATTTAATGCAACAATGTGTTTAAACATATCATGCGACATATCTAACAACTCGTTAATGAATTCTTGTGTTTTACGACTATCGCCTTGCGACTCGTCTGTCATTTCTTGTTCGTGCTCATTAACAAAGAACTTGAGTACATTAGGTGAACGACCACGTTCAATACGATAATTAACACCATTCTTTTCAAAATGTAATGTAACTAACATGCCTTTACTGTTAGTTTTGTTAATAAGGTTATTTCGTTTAATATTAGTTAGTGCTTGCCCGTATAATGCATACGACAATGCATTAATAATAGTAGTCTTACCTGTACCGTTACGTGATCCGCTATCGTCACCGCCTTGATCTAAGTTTTCTCCTAACACCAATGTTAATTGTTGTTGATTAAAGTCAACTGCTTGAGTTTGGTTGCCCACACTCATAAAGTTTTTTACTGTGAGATCTTTAAGTTCTATCATAAGTCGCTATAAATGTCCATAAGGGTTTTTTTATTAAAGTTTTCCGAATCAATTGCTGCTATTTCACCAGCAACAATTTGATCAACACTTTCGAATTGTTGAATATCTAATTGTGTAGATATTTCTTCAACTTGTTTTTGTGGAATAAGTGAAATTTCTCTACATTTATGTTGATTAATAAATGTCTCTTTAATAAAACTAGCTTCTTCAAAACTAATAGGAACATCAATTGTAACACGCAAGTACATTTTACTTTTAATAATAGTTTGAGCCGGGTCTATTAGTTGACTAAGTTTTACTGTACGATATTTAGGACAATCTGTCCAGTTAAGGTAAACAGGCTCAGCATCGTTTTCTCTATCAAGTATCATCATGCCACGGTCGTCATCCCATGCATCAGCATAATTGTGTGGAAACGCATTACCTAAGTAATGTACTACTCCTTGTTGCTGACGTTTATGGAAGTGACCACTAAAAACATATTTTTGATTAACAAAGTCTTCTGCATGTAAGTCACCATGATCAGGCATTTGTACCATAGCATTCATATAAATGCTAGGAAGTTCAAAATGACCAAACACATATTTACTTTTTAAATTTTTAAGTTTCTTCCATTCTTCACCAACAAGCCAAGGAACAATAGTTACATCTTCAATTGTGGTAATTTCATCAATAAAAGTAATTCCGGGTATATGTTTAGCAAAAGCAGTACTATTAACATCACGTTTATCTTTATAGTACAAATCATGGTTGCCATCAAAGAAGAAAAACTGCTCAAAAGCGGCTCCTAGCTTCTCCATACATCGAATAGTAGCATCCATAGTTGTAAGATTAAGCGAATTTCTATTATGGTGCCAATCTCCGCAAAAGATACCGGTTTCGCAACCGGCAGCTTGTGCTTGTTCTATGTACCAATCAACGAAATCTTCGCAGTCGTCATTATGAACTTTACTGTTTCCTTTTAATCCTAAATGGATGTCAGTAAAAACCGCAGCTTTCTTAAACAAATTTAATCCTCTTTACGTTTATTTTATTATACTACATTTTCTTAATAAAGTCAACAGTAATCTAAGTATTAACTTTATTTTTATGATCTGCTTCTCGTTTCATATAGGCTTCCCATTCACCTGCATGTTGTCTAGTATAACTAGGATCCATTCCGTTCTGTTCTAATATATCATCTCTAATATTTTGATTACGTTTCTCTAAGTTAATAACTCGAACAAAGCTATTTGTTACAGCTGCGGTATAGTATGCAAATGGGTTATCTGACTTTGACTCATCAAATTGTAATCCAATTTGTGCTAATTGTAAGATTGCTTGTCCCTTCATTTCGTCGTTGTATGTATAGCCGCGTACATTACCTCTTGTAGCATATCGTTCACATAACTTAATCCACATATTAGCAAGTTTAGGTGTAGCTTGTCCTTCACTTTTAGAAAAATATCCGTTTTCCATTCCACCTGTCCAATGACTTTTGCCAACAACTACTAACTCACCAGCTTCGTTAAATTTATAGTGTTGGTATGGAGGAAAGTTAAGTTTAACTCTAGTATCTGCTACAGTCTTAGGATTCTTCTTTCTACCTTTTTCTTCCGGAATATGCTCAAAAGACATAATTCTAAAAATTATTTCTTCTTTTGTTATTTTCCTGTAATCTACTTCGCATTCTGCAAGTTTTACCTTAATACCATCGGCTTTTTTCTGATTATATTCTGCAAGACCTAATCGTTTTGCTTTATTTCGTTTAGCTTCTGCAATAGTACGTATGTTAATCTTATCTATAGTAGGTAAAATTATATCATATTGGTGAAACGTTGATTCTGTGTAACTGCTAAATGCACTTTTTGACTTGTGTATTTCTAATAATATGTCTTTATTGTTTAAATAATTTACTTTTTTCATTTTATCTCCAGGTTATACTCTATTATAAACTATGTACTTAATTTTGTCAACTAAATAATGTATAGGAGTATCCAAAATTATGCCACCAAATTTTTCAACAGTTCGAGCAGCCGCAGTCGGACAATTATCTAATGCAGCAGCAAGTGTTGCAGAAACTGTCGGCTCTAACTTAAATGTTGGCGAAGGACTTGTAGGAACCATTAAACAAAATGTATCAGACTTTTTATCTGATACAGGATTTGGCAAAGCCGCTCGGATGATAAATTTATTATCTGGAGCTAATCCAAAACCTAAATCATTTACTGATGGAACTTGGAGTTCTTCTGCAGAACACGATTGGCGAGTCAAATTAAGTATTCCTCCAACAATGGAAAGTAGTCCTTTATTAGCTCCGTTAGCTGAAACAAATGGTTTAGTCTTTCCATATACTCCCCAAATAATGATGCAACACGATGCTGGATATAATCAAGTATCTCCTGTACATAGTAATTATCCTTATTTTGCTTATCAGAACTCAGATCCGAAAGCAATGACTATAATTTCTCCTTTTTTAATAGAAAATGCTACAGAAGGGTTATATTGGATTGCTGCTGTTCATTATCTTAGATCTATAACAAAAATGGCATACGGTGACACTTCAAACCAAGGATCACCACCGCCTGTAGTTAAACTTACAGGATATGGGGATTATGTTTTACCAAATGTGCCAGTAGTAGCTACAAACTTTACATTAAACTTAGAACCAGATGTCGATTATATAAGAGTAGATATTGGTCCACACGGTTCGTGGGTACCTGTTTCAAGTATAATATCAGTAACAGTTCAGCCAATTTACAGTAGACGTAGAGTGGCACAGTTTAGTTTAGATGCATTTGTTAACGGCAAAGGATTGGATGGGTTTATTTAATGGCTAATTATAATAACGAAAGTCCATATGCAAACACAGATATTATCAATGGACAATATTTAGGGTTTTTAAAAATTAGACCAGTACCTGCATATGATGACGACATTGTATATACAATTGAATCTCAGTATCAACATAGGCCAGATCTTTTAGCATATGATTTATATGGGTCGCCTAAGTTGTGGTGGATATTTGCACAACGAAACATGAATATACTTAAAGACCCGGTGTATGATATGAATATAGGTACAAAAATATATTTGC